CAGTTTAAGTCTATCAGTATTGGTTGATTGTGTTGTGTCCATCATAATAACAAAATGATACCAAGCTGACGGGTCACGAAAAGCAGCATTTGTGATAAAACGAAGTGGTGTGCTTTCATTATGAGCAGTAAATCTCATAGTATCACCTGAACCACTATCATTAAATCGTATAACAGGGTTAAATCCTACACTATCATCATCTAAAGCCATGACAAACATATAACCACCTGTTCCATTTAATTTACCTCTTTTACACCAAAAACTCCAAGTCATAGTTCTTCTTGAAGCCATATCTGAACTTGGAGTAAAATTTAATTTTGGAGAATCGTCTTGATTATATCTAACAGAATTACTAATTTCATAAGCATCATCTGCTAAAGTTTTTGCTGGAATTATTAAAGGCATTAATTATTCCTTCTCAGGAAATTCGCCTAATGGTCTTGATAAAACTCCATCTGTTTCTGTGTAAGTAAACAAAGCAGCCAAAGCATCAACATCACTAGCATTATCAATTTGTGTTTGCATGGAGTTACATTTTGTTCTTACACTTGCTCTCCAAGTTTTCCAACCACTATCCATTTCTGTTTCTGTTTCTTGTGCTTTTATTAATCGCCAATCACTAGGTGCTAATAACCCAGCACATTGTTTATCTATCATTTCTTTTTTAATTGTTTTTAATCCTTTTACTGCAACATCACCTACATCTTGACCTTCTGTTATTAATCCATCAGTTTTGTCTTGAGAAGTCCATAAGGTATCGGCAATTTTTTTAGCTGTAGCAGTTCCATAACTGGCAGTAACTTTATCAGAACTAGCATCATAGGTTAAAGTTTGATTAGTATTAGTATACCATTCTTCATCTTTTTTATTGGTGTTATCATACTCAACTTCGTATAAGCCAATGGCTTTTTTTTCAGCTACAGTCCATAAAGAATAAATTTTAGTTGAATAACGAATATCATTTCTAATTAATTTTTTTGGATGATTAAAAGTTTCAATTACTTTTTTATTTTCTACTATTGCATACATATCTTAACTCTCACTTAAATTCATTGTTCTACCTACTTCTTGCCAAATAGCACCATTATATCTGAATACATGAATATCGGTTTTACCATCAGTAGCAGTTTCTGTTGGCTCGGTTGAAGCAGCAAATTCAAAAACTGTATTCCACCCAATAGTATGTGAGCCATTATAATTAATTTCCAAACAAATAAAAGCTCCTTCAACACCATTTGTTGGAGCAGAAAAAGTCGTATTTTCTGAAGTTTGATGATAAGCATTTGGTTTAGCTTGAACATCCCAAGCAACAGCATTTGATGATGATGTTAATGCTTGTTGAGGAATATAAGCTAAATCATTAAATTGTATTTTACCTGTGCCATTAGTAGTTACAGTAATATTTCCATTAGTATCTGTAGAAGAAATGTCATTTCCATTAACAGTAATATTATCTACAGATAAAGTAGTTAAAGTTCCAACAGAAGTAATATTAGATTGTGCTGCTCCAGTAACAGTAGCTGCTGTACCAGAAACATTACCTGTTACATTACCAGTTAATGGTCCAGCAAAAGCATCTGCTGTTACTGTGCCATCAAAGAAAGCATCTTTAAATTCATAAGAAGCAGTTCCTAAATCAATTTGATTAGTAGTTACTGGATATAAAGAAGAAGCAGTTAATGTTAATCTTGCAGCATTATCAGCTTTAAAATCAATTTCATTTGCAGTTCCAAAATCAATAGCAGTTTCTGCATCTTCACCTAAAATTAAATCAGTAGCATACATGGAAGTAATTCCAGTTTGAGCTGCATCAACAGTAAAAGTTAAATCATAAGGGTCTGCGTCAGTACCATTATCAGTATCTGTCCAGTTTGTTGTAATACCAGAGCCAATAAACTTAACTTCTTTTCCATCTGATATTGTAACTTCATCACCAGAATCATCCTCTAGTATAAAGTTTGTCATAGAACCAGAACCTGATGGTCCTGTTGGTCCTGTTGGTCCTGTTGGACCACTAGGTCCTGTCGGTCCTGCAGGTCCTGTTGGTCCTGCAGGTCCAGTTGAACCTGTAGAACCTGTCGGTCCACTTGGACCACTTGGACCAGTTGGACCACTTGGACCAGTAGGTCCTGTAGAACCTGTTGCTCCAGTTGCTCCAGTTGGAATACCAAAAGTAAAAACTCCAGTAGTTGTATTTAAAGCTGCAGTTGCTGGATTACCTACAGATACAGTTGAAACAGCAGCACTAAAATCTAAATGTACTGCTTCTAAGGCATTAGCTGAACTGTTCCATTTAATTCCTTTGTGTGCTACAGGGTCAGGAAATGTTTCGTCTAGGTTAGCATCTACTGTAGTTGCTTTAAGTAGAGGAGCTCTCCTAATATTAAATTCTTGTTGAGCTACTTTTGCTGTTAGTTTATCAAATTCTGTATTTAAAGAATCTATTTGAAAACTACCAGAAGTAGCAAAATCTGTTGTTCTTGATACTGCTAAATCTCTTTGAATAGTTATAACATCTGATGAAGAAGAAGGAGCATTACCACCAGTAAAAGTAATACTACCACCACCTGATTCACCAGCTCCAGCTACAGTATAATGAGTAGTTAAAGTTTTAAGGGTATCATTGATATATACTTTTAAATCTGCATCAGCAAATATTTCAAAGTTATATGCGTGAGGACCAACACTTGTAGTTCCTGTTATCTGTACTCTAGGAGCATTATCTGATATTGTTATATGTGCCATTAGTCAGTTATACTTTCTTCTATTGTTCCATACATATTTTTACTAGCATCTCTAAACCAGCTGTTCCAAATTAATAAATTGTTCCATGGAATTAGTCTACGCACAATCGCAGCTCTATCATCTTTCTTTGCTTCTTCTGAAGTAAATGCCCATATTGCTTCTGTTATTAAGTTAATCCCAGGTCCGAAAGGTTCACCAACTCTATCACCAATATTAGTATCACCAAACAAAGGTCTAGCTCCAAAAGCTGGTCTTACTCCTAATTGATTAGCAGATAAAGTTTCTACAGATATGTTCAAATCATTAATAATTCCTAACATACCTGTTAATTCAAAAGCTCTTATTGTATTTTCTGTAAATGTTTTCTTTTCAAAGTAAGGGTCTTTTAACCAAGCTGAGAAATAACCAAGTGCCATTAGTGCAGTTACACCTGATAAAACATTTCCATCTCTCCTTTGCATACCAGCCATTAAAAGTTTAGAAGTTGCTGACATACCATAAGATAAAAACTGTGCTGGTAATGTAACAAGTTTAGAATCTATTTCTATTCTATTCATTTTACCAGTTGCATCTCTAGTAAATGTAGGAATAGTCAGTTTAGCATCAAACCAGTTAGGTCTATCAGCTCCCTTTGGAGTTATAACTGTTGAATGTACTGAATCATTTACATAAGAACGGAAAGCTAAAGATAAATCATCATCTGACCATTTAGTAGAATTTGCCCACCAGTTATTATTTTTATCTACTTGTATATTTCCTTTCTTAAATTCTCTTTCTATTGCTTTAGCAAATTTTAAATCAAAGAATCTTGACATAAATTCCATTTCATCTTTTGGTACTGGTTTTCCTCTTGCCCATAAGACAGCGTTCTTTAATAATCTTTGTGTTGCTATATAACTTGCCATTTGTTTTGCAATAACTGTATGTGGTCCTAAAAAGTTAGCAATATAAAATGGTCGTTGCATAGCACTTAAAGTTCTTGTTATTATATTAGTTGCTGGTACTATATTTCCACCTGTTTCTTGGAAACGAGAACCAGCTTGTGCTAATAATACATCAAATCCTTCACCATATTCATCTTGTAATTGTCTTCTTGCTTTTCTGCTAGTTTCTAATCCTCTTACAAATTGTTTTGCTGCTCCACCAAATGCCCTTCTATATCCATGATTAAATATAAGCATACCATTATCAATAAGAGCAGTTAAATAAACCCTTCCCATTGTTGCCATACTTGCCCAATCTTTAATACTTGTCGCCATTTGTTCTGACCATGCAGTAGGGTCAGCTCTATTGAATTGCATTAATGTTTTATCTCTTAAATCTTTTATATTTTGTATAAAATCTTCTCCAGCATTTTGATATTTAGTTATTTCTTTTTCTAGTTTAGCTATTTCTTTTAAGTTAGGTTTAGTTTTAGCTACTTCTTTTTCTATTTTACTAACAATAGGAAGTATATAATCTTCTAATATATGTTGTCTAATTCTTTGTATTTCTCCGAACATATGTCTATCACCAAACTTTTGAGCCATAGCAATTTGTGGTGATGTTCTAGTCCAATAAGCTCTAAGTATATCTGATACACTTCTATTAATAAACCAAACTTTTTCACCAGCTTCATTAAGAAAAAATAATTCTGTTTGTTTGATATTAATAACTCTATGTTTTAAATATTGTAATCCACCAATACCTTTCTTTCTATATACATGAGCCATTAAACCATCTACATCTCCATGAGCTGCTCCTCTAGCTATGTCATGGAATATTTCATTTACCCTTGCTTCCCTTTTAGCTGAAGTATCTAAAATAATTTTAACTCCATCTTTCCAATAGGTATCATTATCTTGAAAATATTTTCTTAACATAGATTTAAACTGTTCAGGATATTGTGTAATAGCTGAGTGCGACCACATTTGAGGGAAATAATTTTCTTTTAAATCTTTATATCCCATTTCTTTACTATTAAGAATAAAGTCATCTGTTTCTTTAATTCTATTTTGAATTTCTTTAATATCATCTTTGATTTGTTTTATATTAGCAGATAAGTTATTCCATTTTTTTTGAGATACTTTAGCTCCTACTTGCCATGCTTTATCAAGTGCATTTAATTGTTTTTCATAAGCTCTTAATCTATTTTCTAAAGTAAATAGATTATTAGATAATTTATTTTTATATACTTTAGCTCCTTTGTTACTAGCAAACATACCTAAGTCAGACATTACTTTACCAGTATCATCAAGCAATACTCTAGTTTTAGATACTGCTTCTGTTATAACTTTGAAAGCATCTTTACCTTTTAAGAAAGAAGGTTCAATTAATTGTAAAAAGAATATTTCTTCAAAATCACTTTTAGTCCATTGGCTAGGAGATTTGTTTAATATATCTTTAAACCATGTAACTCCATTAACTTTATTTGTAATATTAGTAAAAGCATTAGATAGTTCTACACCAAACGGAGCCATTCTTTTTTGAGCATTAACAAACATAGCATAAGCATCTTCAAATATTTCATTAAATTGTGCAAATTTATTTTGTGCTTCTCCCATAGCTTTAACATCTGCTGGTTTTCTTATACCTAAAAATTTACCATTATGGTCTACACCTGTATAACCTAGCTCCCAAGGTTTAGAACCTAAATAATTATCTCCTCTAAACTTTGTTTTAACTATATTGATTGCTCTATACCAAGGTGTCATTTTAGAAAATAATTTATCTATTCCCATTGAATCTGCTAAATTAAATAATCCTCTTGAAGTTCTTTTAGTTAATGTCTTTGCAAATTCTTTTGTTATAACTCCAACATAACTTGAATCTCCTACTCTAAAAGCATTAACTCTTTCTAATGCATGATTATTAACTCTAGTAATCCAATCACTAAAAGGTTCTTTCTTTTCAATGTATTTACCCTTTCTCATTATAGTCATAATAGATGCTTTTTTAGTTACAGGGTCAATTACTTTACTTATAACTTTCCAACCATCAGGGATTTTATCTGCAACTTTTATTATTTTTCTAGTTTCTCCTTTACCTACTAATTTTAATATAGATTTTCTAGGTACAAATGTTTTTGCAGCTTCTCTTTCTATTATAAATTGTATTGCTTCTAATGGTGTTTTTAAAGTATCATGTTTAAATACATTCTTTGTACCCATAGCTATTGGGTTTGTCCAAAATCTAATTCCTTCTTTCCATTGTTGCATTATCTTTGCAACATCAACATTAATAGATGAAAGTTTCTTTTGTCTTTTTTGTCCTTTAATTTTTTTACCAACAGTTTCAAATACTGATTCAGCAAACTTCCATTTTTCTTTAAAAGTAAAAACTTTCCTTGTTTTATCAATATTCATTTTAGTTTTTTTAACTTTTATATTTACTTTATCAGATGCATTATGGAATATTTTTATATCAGGGTGATTCCAAGGATTGTCAGGCATACGACCTTCTCTCCTTGCGTGTTCTCTATCTATTCTTTTTCCTGTTTCATCTATGAAACCTTTTTTATATCTACCTTTACCTATTGCTCCTAATACACCACCTAATGCTCCACCCATAAGTGCTGCTGTTCCAATAGTCGTTATTGATTCTTTCCATGTACGAGTAGGGTCAGCTGTATGATAAAGAGCTTCTTCTGCTCCTACTACTGCTCCTAAACCTAATGCTCCTCTTGCTAATCCACCTAAAATTCCCATACCTAATGTAGCTGGTAAAGGAACAAGATACATAGGATTAGCTAAACCTACTAACAAAGAAGGCGACCATCTATCTGACCATTGTAAATTAGAACTAGCTCTCCTTTTTTCATCTATTCTTCCTTTAAGATAATCAAAGTGTTCTCTATTATTTGTCATTAATAATTCATCAGCATATTGTTCATATCCATCTAGTCTATTAGGATTCATCTTTTCATCTAAAGGATTCCAGTCAGTAATCTCATGGTTATCAGGCATATTTTGTATATTATATTGAACAGCTCCTTGCCAACCTATTGTCCAAGTATCTATTACATCTGCCCACCAACTTTGACCATATCTTTCAGGAGCATAACCACCAAATGCTGGATTAAAATTAGGATAATTTTGATAAGGTAATGGCAAATACATATTAGATTCGGCTGTTAAACCTTTATCTAATAGTTTATTTAATTTTTGTTCTTCTAATGAAGCCATTAGTATTGTCCAAGACCTTCTATGGTATCAATTACTTTTTGTTTAAATTCTCTTTTCTTATCATCTTTAATGTGTAACCAATTCTCCCATTGTTCTTCATAGAATTTTTCTCTCCAATTACCTGTTGCATTTTTATATTCAGGAGCAAAGTCTATTATTAAATCAGTTCCATCTTTTTTTCTTAACTTAACCATTTGACCATAGTTTGCATACCCTGATGATTCAGTAGTAATGTAATATAGTTGGTAAGTAGGGTATTGACCTCTAGGAGCTTGATAAACTTTAAGAAATAAATTTTTACCTAATACTAATGGTTCTTTTTGGTCAGGGTTAGTAGGGTCAGTATTAATATAATATGCTGTACTTTCAGTAGATACTAATAATTTTGCTCCTTGTGCATTTGTTTTTCTTTCTGTAACTTTTACTGTTTCTTTTTCTTCACTAATAGATAAATTTAATCCTTCCCAATCAATATCTTTTACTATTTCTTCTTGAACATATGGTACTAACCAATCTTCTAATGGTAAGTTAGCATTTTTAAAAACTAATTCAGGTGGTAATTGAGTGAATCGTTCTTCTTCTTTAAAACCTGTAATACTTGTATCAAAAGCATAATCTGATTTAGCGTAACTTTGCATTACAGTTTTTACTATTGCATCATTCATAGCTTTTTGTGGTTCGTAAGTTCCCATTCCCATATTAACAATATACATATCCATTATATCGTTATATAAATTTGGATTATCTTCTACATCTGATATATCTATTTTATCATCTAACCACTTATCTATTCCTTCTTCCATATATTTTTTTATATCTTTTACAGTACCAAATCTTTCTGCCATTGATTGTCTATTTCTATTATCTAATGTATCTTTCTTAGTTGATTCAATTAAAGTTTGTACTGCTTCATAACCTGTACTCCATTGAGAAGGTGGCATACCTTGTAATACTTCTTCCATTAATTCATAAAACATAAAAGCATCAGAAGATAAACTTGCTAATATTTGCGTTCCTACATGACCACCTCTTTCATCTCTCAAATGTTTTAAATCCATAAACATTCTTGTATTTGCTTGAGCAAATTCACCACCCATTAAGAATCCTCTATTCATTTGATTATAAGTTTGGCTATCAAGTATTCCATACTTAGCAAAGTATTGTAATTTCATATTCCAATCATTCTTTGGTTCTTTATATCCCAGTCTTTTTTCAGTATCAGTTAATGCTGTTCCTTCTACTATATCTTTTGATAAACCTGATTTATTAGTAGAGTAATTAGAATTACTTATTGTTGTTTGTATTTCTTTTTCAAATTTATCTTGTTTTGTTTGAAAATATAAACTTAATCCATCTCTATGAGTTTTATCATTAGGTACTGGATAACTACCATCATAGTCTAATGAATGATATATCCACCCCATTTTATCATTAAGCACTCCATTTTCAGCATCTAATTGACTATATCGAGATAGATATAATTTTCGTATTCTATTATAATCTTGGTCACGAATATTTGGAAGTACATCATTATCTTCCCATTTTTGATATGCTGAAACTAAAGAATCAATATCATTCCAATGGTCATTATTCATTAAATCTTTTATAATTGAAGCAGCAGTATTATTACTAAGTTGTTTGTGTTTATTTGTACTATTACTATCAAGAAACATCATACCTGATGCAATTTCTAATTTATAATCATTAATAAATGCTTGTTTTTGTGGTGTATCTGCAAACTCAGGAAATAAATCAACCATATAAGCAAGGTTTATATTAAATTCTTTTTCTAATTTTGTGTATAATTCTCTATTACCACTTTGAGATGCTGCCATTAACTCTATATGTTTTTCAACCATATGATTTTTAATAGCCATTTTAGTTTGTGTAAAATCTGTATTATTCAATGATTTTAAATCTAAATAATATGAATTAATTAATTCATAGATACCACCCATAGCAGCTTTATCATTTTTAACTAATGAAGAAATTTCTTGAACAAATTTATTATTAGATGATGTTCCTAATTTTAAATCACTAATAAAATTATCAAAGTTATTATCTGTTTTATATGGTTCACCTTCTACTTTTAAAGTTTTAGCTTTATTAACTGCCATAGTTAATGCTAACTTTTTAAATTGAGAATCTATCCATGATAATTTTGATTCAGTAGGAACAGTAATATTATTTTCTACATCATTAATTGTATCATTTAACATAGTTACATAAGAATCTAATTCAGTTATATTTTCACCAGCATAATTAATTATTACTTGATTATTTTTTCCTCTTTCTATTGTAAATGATGGTTCACCATCATAATCTATATGTCCTAGTTCACTTATTTTATTTACTACAGTATTAGTAAAATCAATAAGATTTGATTTTTGTTTATAGTTTGCTTGTTCTAATTCTAGTTGTGCTACTTGACTATTAATTGCATCATAGTGTCTGCTAATAACATCATTTTCTAAATTCAATAATGTGTTTTCATACTTACCACCTAAATCAGCTCTTACTGTATCTAAATAAGAAGATACATGAGCCATATAACCATCAGGATTTAAAATATTATTTGTTTCAGCTTGTCTTGCAAAATCACTTACAGCATATATTAATGACTTTTCAAATATTCCATCTCGTTCTTTATTGTAAGCATCATTATAAATTTTTCCAGCTGGAAGTAATTCATTCTCTACAGGAGTTTTAAATGTATATAATAATTTTTGTTCACTATCATCTTCATATACTTGTGTAATTTTAAAATCACCTTCAGGACCTTCTATTACAAAATTATCTTGCCATTTTATAGGGTCATGCTTTGCTGCAAATTGTGCTTCTGTTTCAAGTTTATTAGCTTCTTGTTTGTAAGCCATATCACTAATTCTATCAGCAGTATTGGCAAGTCTTTCTAAACTTCTAGCTCCAGCAGTATAACCTTCTGTGCCGACCACTCCTATATTCTTTAATAGATTAGTTGGTTTTCCTTTTGTTAAAGCCATATTAACCTGTAGTTCTATTTGATGGTGTTCCCATACTATCTAGTTTATATCCAGCACTAGCTACAGAACTAAAGGCATTAGATATTCCACCTATATATCCATACTGTCCTTTTATTCCAGCACTTGTATATGCTAAATCATATTTCTTATTTTTATATTTTAATTGTTCATCTATTTGAGCTATTGTTCTATTAAAAATAAATTGGTTATAATTTCTGTTAGCTAAAAAAGAACCAGATAAATGAGGACTATATCCTAAAGATGCTGCACTTGCTAAGTTTGCTCCAGCAGCCATTTCTTTTTCTAAAGCAAGATTTTCTTTATCTATTCCAGCTTGTTTTATACCCCACTTTTTTTCATCTTCAATTTGTTTCTGTTGAATTTTTGATGCTTTCTTTGAAAGCTGTGCTTGTTTTAAACTTGCTCCAACTGAAACTGCTGCTGCTACTATTATTGCTGCTTCACCCATTAATAATCTATCTCCAATACTAATCCTCTAATTTTTAAAGGCGTAGGTACATCTGAGGTTAATGTAACCTGTGCATCTTGACTATAACCAGTCAAATAAAATTCATGTTTACCATTTACTGCTGTTCTTGTTAAACTTCCACTTCCTATACTTCCTGATACTTGTCTCACTTTTAAATCCTGACCTTCTATATCTACATCAATAGCATCTTGAATATCTAATATACAACGCACTATTCTTTTATATCTAGCAGTTAATGGTTGTCCTTGTATAGCTACATCTATTGGCATAGTTTTTAAAACAGAATCATATTTAAAACCACAAGACATAGAACTTACAGGTACATCTAAAGTAATTCTATCATTACTGTCTACTGTAAATTCTCCTAAATATTCATTTCCACTTATAGCAGATATACCAGATTGACTGGTTAAATGTGTTCCTACTGTCCACATATGACCTTTAGTAAAAGTTAAAGCAGCATTATCTGCTGGTGAAGATGCAAGATTAGTAGTTAAATTTAAAGTTTGATTTGCTCCACTTAATGTAGTTACGCCTGACACAGTATAAGTTCCTGATATTCCAGCAACAGTAAATTCATCTCCTACTTTTACAGTATGTGTTAATCCATCTATAATTAAACTATTTCCTGTTTGACTTCCTCCATTAACTAAAGGAGTTCCGTATGGATATATTGTTCCATCAATATAACAATCAAGAGGTTTAGAATCTGTTAAATCCATTTTCTCTAAATAATATTTTGTTGAGCTATTAATAGTACGAGAAGTTACTGCAAATATATCATTTACTACTGAAGTCATAGAAACAAATCCAGCTCCATTAGGTGTAGTCCATTTACTCCACCCTTGTACTTTATCACTTCGTAAAGTATGGAAAGCAGCTACAGTACCATCAGTATTTACTAATATCCAAAATTGTTCTGGTTGTTCTGTCGTTCCCATTATTATTCCTGAATCAGTAGGTTGATTAATTACATCTGTTAAAAAGGAAATAGAGTTTGAAGAATATCCATCTTGAATATCATCATAAACATATTCTCTAGCTACAGTACCACTTCGTTGTATAAAGTATGTAGCTCCATCTAATTGTTGTGGTCTTATTTTTTTAATACCAAAAGTAGTTTGTCTTTTAAAAGCTATGTTAGTTGGTGATATACCTCCAGTAGATTCAGGTCTTAAATAATATTCTCCACCATCAGTAAATATTTGTAAGTTTCTTCCTTGTTGCATATAGCGTATTTCATCTACTTTATCTGAACCTAAAGTTACATCTATTGCATCATCACCACTTGCATTATCTAAATCAAAATTAAAATATTCTCCAATCTTTGATGCCATAATTCCTGATGGTCTACTTGTAGTACCAGCAAAATATAATCTATCATCAAAGATAGCAACGGATTGAGGATATCCTCTTACATCATTAAATGTTTGTTCTTTCCAATGTACTGTTGCATTTGTTGAATCTAAAGTTTCTCTTACAGTTACAGCTACTTGAGTTCCTGAAGTATATCCAGTTACTTGTACTTGATGGTATTTATTTGCTGGGTCATCAGTTAATGAAAATCTACAGCCAACATGATTATTAGTAAATATAGATGCTGATGCAGTAAGCGTTACACCTGTTCCACTTGTAGCACTAGGAGTTAAAGTTACATTCCATTGATTAAATTTAAAGAAAGGACAATGGACAGTAGCAGCATCATCTGTACCAGCCGAGTTATCCATATTACATTCACCAGTATCATCAGTTGCAAAATGAAAATTTCTAATTGTAAAAGATGTTGCAGAAGTTCTTACAAATTCTTGCGTAGCAAATCCACTGTGAGAAAAAAACATAGTGTCGCCATATTGAGCATAAGTAATTTCATTTATTTGGTCAGCAGTCCATGGACAACTACTTACTGTAGTTATTAAAGTTCCAAGAGTAGAATATACTTTTACATTACTAGCATATAATACTAATACATACATTTCATCTGAGCTAAAGGTCCAAGGTATTACTCTACCAGTAGCTCCTACTTCAGCAAGGTATTTAAAACCTTGTCGTTTCATTACTCCCCCCTGTGCTAAATGCCACCAGTTAGAAGAAGTAGCTAATCCATCTTTGTATGCTTGTAAATCTGTTCTTGAAGTTAAGAGAGGGTCTATCTGCCCAGCTTGAAAAGTATTTTGTGCTGTTCTGAATATTGGCATATCATTTTAAATGTTGGTTATTGTAGAACCTCTAAACTTAGCAAATCTATTGTTAGCAAATTTCCTTGTTGGTTGTTGTGTTGAATCTAAGTTCTTAGCTCTACGATATTGTATTTGATATTTTTGTTCATATAAGTTTGCCATCTCTACATTTCTTGCGATAGCATGAGCAAAGACTGATGCTAAATGATATTCTAAAGCTAGTAAGAAATACTTAGGCATTTCTTCTTCTGCTGGTCTATATGTATAATCTGCTATTACTGTATCGGTTGATTGTAAATCTGAATATAATTCGTTGTTAAATATATCGTATTCAGTAATGGTATTACCACTTACTGTTATTCTTTGTATGTATAAATTGTCATTAGGTAGGTAATGACTTTGACCCCATATACCTGTTGGAGCTGTAGCATTAGCTGAAAGTTGTGCTTGTTTTGTGGCAAATCTCCAGCGACAAGCTGTTAAGTCGCCATCTAAAATATCATAATATAAATCATTAGCTACTGTAGATTCTGTACTTCCATCTGAAAAACTGGAGATTCTATTAGCTCCAATCATTACTATTGCTCTATTAGCTACTGTTACATTTGTTATTGCCACATTAATTCCCTTTTAAACAAGGGGGAAAAATTCCCCCTTGCAGTTAGATTATTACGCTAATAATACTGTATTTAGATTAGAGCCACCATCTTGAACAGATACAATTAATATATCTGCAACAGCATTGGAGCCACCACTATTTACAATAATAATATCACCAGCAGTCAATAGTTTGTAATCGGCTATAAAATAGTCGTCATCATCTATTGTACCGATTGCGTCACCATCTGAGTAGTACCAAAGGGCATTTGAATCTCCCATTTGAGCTACTTTTTTGATAGGATTGTCAGTAGAATAAGCCATAATTCCTCCTATTCGTCACAAATTACTTCTTCAACACCATTGTCATCAATCATAACAGCTCCCATACTCATCATAGATGTAGTTAGGTGAGCTACCTTTTCAGGAATATAGTTAATTTCAGTAACTATATCTTGACCAATAGCGTGTCCGACAGCTGAACGGTGATATGCGAATGTTTTTCTATCAGAAGAACCATCAACAGGAAGACCTGAGAATGCATAGAACATAAAGCCTAGCCATCTCTTAGCAGTCATACCCCCAGAATATGGAAGTTCGTTAGCTGGAACATAGTCCAAACTAGCGAATTGGGTAAGGTCTAAGAGGTCTGTCCATTGTTTATGTCCAACAACCCAAAATCTGTCGCCATCATCAGGAACATTTCTAGTGCCAAAGTTTTCGAAAGCTAATTGAGCTTTAGCTAGACTAAGTCCAGCTGCTGGTGAGCCAACAGATTGTGAATTAGATGTACCATCTAAAACAGTAGTAAGTTGTTCATCAGTTTTTCTACCCAACGCCCATGCAGCATTTTGTGCTACTACTTGGCGTTCGTCAATGTTAGTTTTTAGCTCGTCTAATTTATCAATATAATCTGCAGCATAGTAATCGCTGAGAGTTACATCAACAGTAGAGTGAGAAATATCCATTACTGGAACTTCACCATGTCTAGACTTAGTAACAGCTTCACCTGTACCAGTCTTTTGGAATCGAGCCTGACTACCGACAACATTATTGATTGTTCTTATTGTTCCACGAAGTTTTGAACCCATACGCTGATAAGCCATATGGACTTCGCTTTCAAATTGCTTAATAAAAGCAGTTGATATTGTAGAACTCATAACATACCTCGTTATTGTTGTTGTTAAAAAAACCTTTCGGTTCGCTTCCTATGTTATCTTAAACTGTGAGTATGTTATCCGAGGGCATACTTTAGACGAGCTAAAGGCATAGTTAATTATGCTTTAATTATTATTGCAATTACAATCAACGCACAATACTCTAGTATTCTTAATACACCCTTTTGGTATTGTCGTTACACGTGAAATATCTGTATCGGCATCAGGGTCTTTATCTTTATCACCTATAATTGTAATCATATCTGCATCTTCATTGATAACAAATCCGACTGAGATAACAGTCATTACATTTGCTTTCATAGCAGTTTCTTTAGAAATCCAGCCATTTTCTTGGTCCAAAGCATCTACCCATTCTATAAGGACCAGCTTATCCATTTATTTATTCTGTTTGTTCAGGATATAATTTATTAAATGATTCGTTTACCTTCTTAATAAATTGCTCATCTCTATGTTGAGGATGAAAATATCTAGGGTCTTTCATCATTTTTTCTAATTCTTTTCTACTATCAGCAACATCTAATGGAGCTTGTGGTGTTTGTTGAGTAGTAATATTTGATTTAGTATTTTTCATAATTTTTTCTACAGCTCTTACACCATCTGCTGTTGTAAGATAATCTGCCATATGATTATATTCTGTTTCATCTAAATTTCCTTTTAACCATAGATTAACAGCTTCTGCTCTTTGTTTTCCTGTTTCTCCTAACTTTGCCATTTCATCTTCATATACTGGCACACCATTAGTAGATGCTTTAAGATACTGATTTACACCCTCATTAAATATATCATTACTATAACCTGATTTATAACAGGTATCTTTCCACCAAGTTAATAGTGGGTCATCACTTGGAATTTCTACTTCACCAAAAGATTCATCTAGTTTTACAGCATAACCATCTTGTGTTTCTGGTCTATCTTTAACCATATCAGATTCAATTTGTTTTTTAATATGAGGTGTAAGCTCATCTACTTTAGAGTGAAATGCTTTTTCTAAATTACCATAACTATCTGCAAATTCTTTTATTTTTAATTCATTCTTTTCAGAATCCCAAAATTTTGTAGGTACAAATTCAGGTTTCTCGGCAGCTTTCTTTTCATCTTGAAATTCTTTTATAACTTCTCCAACTGCTTCTGCATCTACTGGTTCTTGTTTAATTTCTTCTTCAGCCATTATCCCTTCCTTGTTTAATTCTATATTCAATTAATCCTACTATATACCTTGAACCTTCTAGGTGTCGCAACTTTTCATTTGATATTTCTGGTCCTGATACGCTATTAATTGTTATTGCTTTTAGATATTCTAATACTTTCTCACCTAATTTATCTTTAAATAATCCAGCAAATTCTTGATTTAATTGTTTTTCTTGGTCTACTGTTCTTCGGAATCCATCAATACTAAGGACTCCTTCTACCTTTTTTTCTTTCATTATACTGGCATTTCCTCACTCATTTCAGGTGGAGCTTGATTGGGAGGAGCAGCTCCACCTTCAGGAGCAACTTGACCTTGCTGAGCCATCTGAGCAATTTGATTAGCAATAGCTTCTCTTTCTTCAGGTTCACGCAAGATTTCGAGAGGAACACCTAATTTCTTAGCCAAGTATTCTGCTGCAACTTCTGATTTAACTACCATGTTTAACATCTGTGGTCCGAAGCGCATCATAACTAATTCTAAGAAAGAATCAACATTTAATACATCTTGTTGCTGTTGAGCTTTAGATAAAGGAGATTCAGGTTTAACCCTAATTTCCCTACCATCAATAACTGGTAATTGTATTCTTCCTTGTTTCTTTAAAAGATATACTACTCGTTTTATTAATGGTTGTATAAATTCTGCTTGAAGTCTGCCATACGCAGCTCCTATTTGTCTTTGTAAATCTGCTTGTCTTTCTGCTACTTCTCTAGCTGACATTGGTGTTTTAGCCATAGGTCTACCTAGCATTTCATTGTATAATGCTTTTTTAATATTGTGTCGCATATCTTGTAAAACTAAATCTGCTACATTAAAATTACCAGCCATCTTTAATGGTTGTAGTCCATCTGAGTTTGGAGCTACAGGAATTACACTGCCAGGTACTAGATTTATTGTATCAGGATTAACTGTACCATCATCTGATATTTGCCATACACCTGATATTGCCATCTGTGCATTTTCTAAAATCATTTCTATAACAAGGTTACAAGTTTTAATTGCTGATATTCCATTGAACACAGGTCCTCTACCATAAACTTCTCCTGATGCTTTAGACCATCTAAAGACTAGCCATGGGTTTCCACCTTGTCCTTTAAATTCTTCTTCATAAATAACCTTTTTCATTTTCTTCATAAGAACACAATAATGCCATGTTTCCTCATCTTCGCCATAATGTTTATAGGTTGCCTCAATTATTTCACATTTCTTATTTGGGTCCCTAGCCATCATATGTATTATTTCATCATCTAGTTTTGCTTTGGGATATAGTATTTGTAATTGATGAATAGGTATATTTCTTAATCTAAATATCCAATCTATCTTACCATCAGGTCCTGATAGTAATAACATTTGTGGTAAAGGTACTGCGTTAAATTTTATAGGTTGTGTTTCATCTCCTTCAGTTACCAATAAACAAGCTGTGCCTATTGCTAAATCAAGAAATGCTTCGTGTGATTCTTGGTTAAAATTACTATTATTAATTACTTGGAAAACATAATCAGTTACTTTTTCTAACTGTTCATCTACAGCCATAAGCTCATCATCTTCTACATCTGTACCTGATTTAAGAGAAAACCATTTTGCAAATGCTGGAATCATACCTGACTGTAATCTACTAGCAAATTCTTGAACACCTACTACAGCAGTTTCATCATAGATTTTATCTGCTCTATTATTAGCTGGTGATTCAAAATAAAATGATTCACGCTGAGGTAATGTATATTCATAACATTCCTCAAACTTGGGAACGAAATACTCTCGTAGAGTATGTGCCTCTTTATATTTATTTAATATAAAGGCAAACTTATCTTCTGCCATTTACTTATCCTAATGTTTTTCTTTTCATTAATTCTTCTAGGAATAATGCAAAGTCGCCACCACTTGGATTATATCCCATTCCACCAGCCATTCCTCCTCCACCTTTAATTAAAGATTTCTTTCCTTTTCTTGTAGAATAAGCAGCTGCAACAACATTACCATCAGGTGATGGTGTAGTGTCAGATGCAACAGAAGCTGCTGGAGCTGGAGCTGGAGCTGGAGAGGGTTTTTTTATCCCTAGTGTTTTTTCAACTTTCTTTTTTACGCCACCCATAATTGACCTTTCTAATTAGAATCTTCTAAATACTCCCTACACCCCATACTTTTCAACGCACAATACAATCTATATGGAGTTATCATTAATTTTCTTATTCCTACTAAGTGTCTAATAGCTGTTACGCAATTCGTAAAGGTTAATTCCATAATATAATATTGAGGTAATTCCTTTGCTTCTGCTATTAAAAATTTAGCATTATGATTTTCTTTAAAATATAAACAAGCAGTAGTCATTTCTTCTGGTGTTAATATTCTAATGTCTACACCATTTTTACCCCAGTTATATGAAACCCATAAATGATGTTTAGGTTCATATTTAAAAGCTAAAGCGTGTTTAAAATCTTTATGTGTCCACCAATGAAACCATGCTGACTTCTCAGGTCTGCTGGTAAAAGCTATAACCCACTCCTCATTCTTTGCCATAATGACTTCTTTTTTATTTTAGGTTTTCTATTAAAGACATCATAATTTCGTTCTATAACAAATGGCTTAATAGGTTGTCTACCCTGAACTATAGATTTACCTTCACCAGCTCCCAACAATAAATATTGTAAAGCGTCCATTACATGAGAGTATCTATTCTTCATAGGTTTATCTTCATACCTATCTCCTGATACTTGTAGTCTTCGATAATGATACCCACCTTGAAAACCTTTTTTAATATTAATACATTTAGGAGAAACTAGGAAAGAACTTCTACCATCTATCATTCTTGTTAGGACAGCATTAACTGATTCTAGTCGTAAAGATATATCATTTGATGGAGCTGGAAATGCTTGAATACCAGCTCCTCTTAATATTTGGAAAGGAGTTGATTCATCTGTTTGACTTCTAAAATCTCCAGCTGGGTCGCCATAGATATTAAATTCTACTCGTTTATATTCTGCCATCTCTTGTCTTAATAATTCTGCAAACTTAACTGCTCCCATATCCTGACATACTAATTCTTTTATTATATGCCATACACCCATTCCTATTCGCTGACCAAAAACTGCAGAAGGTGTTAATCCAAAATCTATTCCGATATATACTGGAGCTTTAGGTGTGAAAGGGATATCCTCTTTAGCTAGATGAACCTCCTCGTTAAAAGAGTTAAAGACAGATTTTCCTTCTTCGATAGCTCCTAAACGATTCATTATATAAACATCTATCCACCCTTTAGACTTACCTCGTATAATATTATTATAGTATTCAGGATTTAGATTCTTAAAGTTTTCTGCTTTAGTATTTTTTTCATATCCTATTAATTGATTGTCTTTATTCTTTACTTCTTTCATTCCTGATGGCTGAATAAAAAAATTCCAGTTATCAGGTTTGATTAACATTAGTCTATCTTCTTGGGAAATATAATCTGGTACATTTGCTTCGCCTGACATGATAGACCACCAATGGTCTTCTTCAGGAGCATTGGTATCTGCTATTACTCCAAACCAAGATGGTCCTCCATCTTTCATAGAAGGGAAACGACCAACACGCATACTACAGGCATCTACTATAGCTTTAGGTAATTCTCTTGCTTCGTTAATCCATACGCCAGTTAATTCTAAAGATAATAATTTCTTTACATCTTCTGGTCTATCTAAAGCTAAGAAGATAACTTCTAAGTCTATTTCTCCTTTTTTAAATTTATGCGTATAAGGAACTGACCAGTTAAACGGACCCCAGCTATTTTCATCAAACCAATCCAGCCATGTTTTAATTGTTGTTGTTCTTAACTGTGGATTTGTATTTCGTATAACTGCCCATCTTGATTTTCTTATACCTTCACTATTTTTTTCTTGTTGTAATGCTCTCCTAAAAATTTCTATGCAACAAGCAACTGATTTACCTGAACCTACTGGTCCTCGTATTCCTCTAAAGAAAGAGGTGTCCTTCATAAATTTCTTTATGACTTCTCCATCTGGTTTATAATGGAAAGTAACCATTAGTTACTTATACTCGAAATTTCCGTCTACGAAAGTTTTAATTAGTTGTTCTTTTATTTTAGGTGTTAGGGAATAAATAAATTTATCAGCTTCATGGTCTGTCATTAATTCTTTTGGGTAATGTCTAAAGTGGACTTTCTTTACTATCTTTCTAAGAAGAAGGATATCAGGATATGTAAGGGAATCACCAGTATGTAATTGAAAAGACATTAATGTATAGTAAAATTTATTTCTTCTGTATAATCTAGTAATCCTTGTTCTCTAAGAGTTTGCAAGGCATACTGCTGTATCATCATACTAGCAGTTGCATATTCATCTACAGTTTTAGGATTGCCATATACCCCTTGTGTTCCATTCTTCCATTCAATATGGAGAGTAATATTTCCTATTTGGTCTTTTAAATTATTGAGATGCTGTATGACAGAAGCGACATCAATATTTGGATTTGGACTTTTTTCTGTCATAATTTTTTTTTGAGGGTTTCTTTTTCTGTCTGTACTTACCAGACATAAGCTCCTTGGCATAAGGATTACTTTTTTTCTTTGGCATTAGTCTTTAAGACCCAAATTTTTTTTAAATTGTTTTATCATTGTTTTTCTGCTTTTTTTAAATTTAAAAGGAGCTTTCCATAGATTAATTTCTTTTACCCCCATCTGATTTAATTGGGAATCCATTTCTTTTTCCCAGCTATACCTTTTTTCCTTTACGCCTCTACCCATTAGAATACCCAGTTATAAATAACTAATACAGCAATAGCTATAAGAGCAACAGAAGCAATCTTACCTTTCTTGCTCAGGTTGTTCCATGTTTCTTTTATCTTCATCATTTTCATTCCTTTCCCTAATTAAAGAGTTTGGTTTATATCTACCTAACTTCCTAAGAGTATTAGCAACAGAAGTCAAGTTAGCGTTCGAACGCTTAGGCTCAGGTTGCTTCAGAAATGGATTCTTTTTTATCATTTATCGTTTAATCAAAAACCACATAAGCTCATCACCGAACCTGTCAAGCAGTAAAATATATTTTGTTCTGTTTGTCTACGCACTTCTCGATATCGAACCTTTTTGACTATAATTGCTTGAGATAGACCAATAACATATATAACATATCTTTTTTTAAACCCCCCTCGCGTTATATAACAATCACACCCCCTTGACCATGCGTGTGGTCATAAGTGTCATTAAGATAAGTCTATCTTGACACTTATGTCACCATCCAGAGTATGTTTAACCTTATCAGGTTGCTTGAATCCTACTCTATCAAGGATATCCTTACTAGCTTCTAGCTGTACATACTCTGAACGAGCATGGTCAACAAGATGTCGTAGTCGTTTCACAGAAGATATGCTTGAAAGGGCGAGATGTTGCCCTACTTGTTGCATCATATACTCTTGAACATGAGGTAATCGTAATGTTTTACTTGCTACTACTCTACCACTCTCGCCCTTAGCATATCCAGCAATTTCAGCAGCTTTTGTTACGGTGATATCCTGTGATACTAAAGTATCAACAAGTGTGCGTTGTCTATGCGTTAAGTTCTTAATTGTAGGAGTATTAGGCATATATCTCTTATACTAATAAACCTTTATTTTTGCTTGTCAACGCACACCAGATTTAGTGTAATGAAATTGCTGACGACTACAACATCTTGAAAGCACAGCTTGGGTGTGAAAGTCAGTAGACCACATAAAGAATAAATCCCCTCTAATTTGTAGAGCTAGATTTTTCTTTAGTAACTCTTTTACAAAAGCTGACCTCAGGTAATGAAAGGTCTACAAAGCTAAATCATCTTCTGATGGAAAAGGACAACACCCCTGTCATTAACAACCATTTCAGAGAGATTCTGATTAAAGTCATTTAAGCTAAATCGATATTTATAAGAGCAGTTTTCTCGATTTGTTGGAAGCGAGACGTTCCTTTTCAACGCCTTGTCGTTCCTTGGAAGGCGTGAAATGGGTTCTCGCTTCCCAAGTAACAAATCGGAGAAAACTAAAATGGCTCTTATAAATATTGACGCTTTAGCTGGTTTAAATGACTTTAATCGAGAATCTCTTACTGAAAGACTTGTTAATGCCATTAAACCTCTAATAGTTACTAATATTAAATATAAAGCTAGTTTAGAAGATGATTTAGCTACCGTTGAAGGTAATGATGTTGGTACTGCAAGTGTTAATGCAAAACTAGAATCTGCTGACAACGAGATTCAAATGCTAGAAAAAATAGCATCTGAAGTTACTACAGCTTTTGAAAAAGAGTTCGGTTACCAACCATATCAGTGGGTAAGAGGACTTTCAATTCAAGAAAATGTAAAAGCTAAAGAAAAATCTAAACGAATAGCTCGTTACACCAATAAGAAATAAACAAATTAGGGGGATTTATTCCCCCTTTTTTAATGTCTACTGTAGCATATGATATGTTGCAGTAGTGCAATATAAATGATATAAACAGGAAACGGAGAAGTTTATGTTAGCATTATCTATCGCTGTAAATGATAAGGTGAGTAATGACCAATCATTAAATCATTCAGAACTATTACAATTACAGCATGACTTAAGTTCATTAAGAGAAATGAGCACTCAAGATTATAAAATGATAGCTGAATGGGCAGTTGCTCAGCTATTGAGTAATGAGATAACTTCATTAACTGCAATAGAAGAATCAATAACTGGAGGTGAAGATGAGCTTCGCCTTTAGATTAACTTTATTTATTATTAAATTAATAATAGCTATCTGGTGTGTAGCTATGGTGGGATATCTATATACCCATGCTGAAAACTTTAACCAACTAATAATATATTTATTAGGGAGAGGAGTATAATGGATTTATTAAGTAAAGAATTAAATAGATTAAATGCTTTCTTAAAAGGTAAGAAGGTGATGAAAACTATACCATCATCTGAATTACCAAAGGAAACTGACTTAACTAAATACAGAATTAAGAAAGGACCTAAGAAAGATTCCATTAAACCATTCGTTAGAGTGAGAGTAAATAATATAGAGGAACTATAATAACATGAGAGAAACTTCCCCCCTTCGTTCCTGTGGGGGAAAAGTTTCTCTCTCACAGTTAGGAGATAAAATGAAAGCAAAAGCATTACAACATATGCTGGATAATATTACAGCATCATACCCTGATGCTAACCTGAAAATACAGGGTAAAGAAATGATTTTTTCATCTGATAAAGAATCAGGCGAGGTTGAGTGGTCACATACAAAAGTTAAATCAATAGAAATAGAATTTACTTCTGAACCTGTAGTGATAGTGGTGAAATTATGAATAAATTAGTTGAACATATAATGGAGCATGAACCAAAAGAGCATGAAGAAATGGTTGAACAAAATCAAAATGATATTCAAGTAGCCATGGATAATCATTGGTCTTTAAAGATTGCTAAAGAAGGAGTAAGGTCTAGTATCTTTGCATTGTTAAAGGTAATAGATAAAGCTAGTCCTCAATATGATAAGTATAAAATACAATACTTGGAATTGAATGAGGAAATAAATAATCACATTAAAATGATGGAGTTGTTATGAGTATATTAAATATATTTAGACCATCTAACTTTCGAAGCACAGAATTTTTAGCATTGAAACAAGTAATGAATAAACAAATAGATATATTAGGTAAAGAAGTTAAGAGAGTAAATGGTTTAATAGCTAGGATAGATAGCTTGGAGAATTGTTATGATGCAATACTACCTACACTATCTAAAATAGAAGAAGTAAATAAAAGTTTAGATGATGCAAAGAGCAGCATCTATAAAGATATAACTAAATTAAATGATAGGAGTAAGTAATGCTAACTGATGATGAACTATCAGATAAAATTAGAAAGATAGTTAGAGAAGAAATACTTAAATCAATTAAAGAACTATCAAAACTCAATGACAATATAGAAGTTATTGAAAATGTAGTTGAAGATAAATGGGAGGGAACTAATGGAAACTAGCGTACAAGAAGGTGGTCGCACAGCATTAAGTATGCCACCGAATTTAAAGTTTGATGTAGAAACTGGACCTATAAAAGATAGGAATGGTGAAAATATATCATCTCGTATAAGACGAGGTATATATAATAAAACAAATGGTGAATTAATTTCTACTTGTGGAAGTAAGTATGTACCTGTAGCTCACTATGAAATTGCTGAAAAATTAAATGAAAAATTAATTTCAAATGAAATAGATTTATCAGATATAAAAGTAACTGATGAACTATATGATGAAGGCAGTAAATGGAGAAGGGAAATTGTATTTAATAAATATATAGCTGAACCACAAATAGGAGATGTACTTAAGTTACGCTTAGTAATTGATTCAAGTTTAGATTTAAGTCGTATGTTTTCAGCAGTATTTGATGCACTAAGATTATGGTGTTTGAATGGTTGTGTATCACCAGCAATTCATGTTGCTAATAGATACAAACATACCTTTGGTTTTAATGTAGATGCAGTATCAGAAAAGATAGCACTAGCTCCTAATAAATACAATGAAAGTAAAGAGGAGTTTGAAAAAATGATTAAGTCAGAAGTAACACCAGAAGAAGCATTACAATTCTTCAAAAAAACTATTGGTCATAGACCAAGACCTTCTGAACCTTCGCATTATTCAAAACCATTAGTAGATAACTTAGCTAATAGATTTAGAAAAGAATCTATGGGTTTAGGTAATACATTATGGGCATTGTATAATACATTAACACATTACTCTAGTCATCCTGATAAGACAGAAGATTGGGGAGAAACTAGAGGCAGAATACATAATGTTAAATACAATAGAGAACGACAAGTAGCTAAAGCATTGAACAATGATATGTGGTTAGTTTTATTTACTGATAATTTAGATGGACAAAGGAGTGCTTATTATAAATATAACTAAAGAACATTCTACTGAATAATGAGGTAGCTCCTCATGGGTAGTATATTGCCTACAAAGAAAGTATATAGTAGAACTAGGGAGTATCGATTTCACATGGTTAGCCCTGATAAATGAAATTTTTACTCCCCCAATGGTTGGTGGTACGCCTCTCATAATTTATCCTTTGAGATTATGATGCTGATTCTTGTACCACTTCAGAACCATACGCCCTTTCGTTTCCGAAGGGCGTAAGGTTCTTTAAATATAAGGAGAATTTTTATGAAAAAAATTACTGTTACTAATGAATACAATCAGTTTAGATTTGTCAAGGGTAATAGACCATTAAACGATTTACATTTAAGTAGACTGCGTAAGTCTATGAAAGAAAACTTCTTACCTATTCCTATAATAGTTAATGAAAGAATGGAAATAGTAGATGGTCAGCATAGATTTACTATATGTAAAGAATTAAATTTACCTGTTCACTATATAGCTGGTCAGAACTGGAACATAGATGAGATAAGACAAATCAATTCTGTTCAAAAGGGTTGGAACTACAACGACTTTATTAAATCTTATATGGATTTAGAAAAAGGTGTAGGTCCTTATACAACACTTGATTGGTTTATTAAAAGTTATGATATACCAACTCAAGTAGCAATCAGTATCTTAGCTGATTCATCACTAAGCTCTACACAAATCAATGACTTTAAGAAAGGTCAGTTAAAGATAACAAGACTAGAGTGGGCTAAAGAATTTTGTAATTGGTTAGTTAAACAAAAGCCAGTCTTTAGTGCATGGAATAAAAGAAGTTATGTTAGTGCTTTAATTATCTTAGATAAGGACAGACATTTTAGTAGAGCTAAGTGGTGGAAACAATTAATGGCACACAGTATGAAGATGCGACATTGTACTAACATAGATGACTACTTAGATTTAATAGAACATATATATAATATTGGAACAAGAGTAGATAATAGAATACGATTTCAAAGAGAAGGAAGAAATTGGAATGGGAGATTTAGATAGACAATGTGTAGAAATTGTGTCAGTAATGCGTTATGTTACACGCTATAGATTTAATAAAAGGTATTGAGAAGAATACCATAAAGGAGAAGTGTAAAGATGTTGGAATTAATCCAAGCACATACTATAGGTGGCTCAAGGGCAAGTATGAACCTCGTGCTGAAACAGCTAGAAAAATTTATAATGCCTTATCAAGTCAAAAAAAAGAACGACAAGTTTTGGAATGATGTAATCTTACCCTTTATTGAACGGAGACATGAGATGGGATTAACACAAATAGAAGTCAATGATATGATAGGTGTAGCTGATAAGCTAGTATCTAAATGGGAATGTGGTATGCGTAGACCTAATGTCTACAACTTATATAATTGGGCTGAGGTTCTAAAGTGTCAGATAAAATTAACTATCAAATAAGAAAGCTAACACGATTATGGAATCCAAGAAGACGACCACAAACGATTGATTGGTCTAACCCAAACAACAGAAAGAAAAGATGGATAGAAAAAAATATAAATTTTATAGTAAAAACTATGCCAAGTTTTCCTTGGATAGAATTTATGAATAGATATGAGAAGGGAGATAAGGAGTGTAAAGATATGATGGAAAAAATTTCATCAGCTAGACTAAGAAAGGAGAAGATGGATAGTGAAAGACGAGAAGAAAATAAATAAAACTTATACTATAACTATTACTGAAGAAGAATTATCTACTATAAAAAATGATATAACTTTAAAATCTATGTCAGGTAAATTAGAATTTGATGATACTGCAATGGTAATAGGTAAAGCTATTCATAATCAAATAATAAATAAAAAGGAGAAGACGAAAGAATGAAATACTTTAAAATTACTAGACAAGTATCAATAGGACAAACTTTTGATATTGAAGCAAATACAAAGGAAGAAGCTATTAAATTATTTAACGATGATGTTGATAATGCAGAATTAAGAGATGAGAGTATAGATAAAATAACACATTTTAAAATGGAGGAAAAAAAATGAGTGAAGTAGCTTATACTAAAGAAGAAAGAATGAAGGGTATCGGTGGTTCTGATGCTCGTAAAATAGTATCAGGAGATTGGTATGACTTATGGTTAGAAAAAACAGGTAAAAAAGATTTACCAGATTTATCAAATGAATTTCCAGTACAGCTAGGAGTATGGACAGAATCATTTAATCTTAAATGGTTTGAAAAACAAATGGAAATGGAAGTAACACATACTGGTTTAAAAATTAGTGATAAAAAAAAGTTTATGTTTGCTAATGTTGATGGTTTAGTTCACGATAAAACAGGTTTTGGTATCTTTGAAGCAAAACATTTAAACGGATTCGTTACACAGGAGAAAGCAATAGAAACATATTTACCACAAATACATCATTATATGTATGTCTTTGAATGTAATTACGCTTGGTTATCTATTATCTTTGGTAATAGATATGGAGCTTATCGTATAGAAAAGAACGAAAAGTTTATGAATCAATTAGTAGAAAAGGAAGAACAATTTTGGAGCTTTGTTGTACAAGACAAACCACCATATGATGGTGAAGCAATAGAAACACCATCAACTAAAGAGCTTGTGTTAGATAAGATGATAGTTAAAGATATGACAAGTAGTAATCAATGGGCGTATCTTTCACAAACATTAAAACAAACACAAGAACAAGCTAGAGAATTTGAAGCTAGTAAAAAAGAAATTAAATCTCTAGTGCAACCAGATTGGAGAGAAGCTACTGGACATGGTGTTACAGTTAAGCGTTCTAAAACTGGAAGATTAAACATAACTGTAGGAGAATTTAATGCAGCAGAAGAAACTAACAGTAAATGATTTTGTCTTAACTGATATTGAAGTAGACAATACATTAACATACTCACAATTATTTGATGCAAGAACTTTAGTAATACAACACTTTAATAATACTTTAGAGAAATTTGATAAGATAATGGACAAAATGGAAGACAATAGATTAACAGATAAAATAAAGGAGGAAATAAATGGCAAGGTATAATTCTCAAAAGCAAAAAGTTTTAATACATTTGCAAGAAGGCAAAGGTATTACACCACTAGAAGCTCTAACTAAATTCGGAGCTTTTAGATTATCAGCTATCATATTCGACTTGAAGAAAGATGGATATGATATAGAAACAGAAATAATTAAAAACGGAGGAAAACATTATGCCAACTACAGAATCAAATCCCAATAAAATTATATGGGATAAACTAAAGAAGACTGACCCAAGAGCTACTAAAGGTATGAATAAAGGTTGGGGAAACCTAACTACTATTGACCCTCAATGGCAGATAATGAGAATGACAGAACAGTTTGGACCTATAGGTAAAGGTTGGAAACATGAAAACAAATTTACTTATACTGATAAGCTAGTGTTTGCTGAAGTTACTATCTATTGGTTAGATGATGACAGTAAAGCATTAACTAATTGCTTTGGACCAGTACCTTCTGTTCAAAATTTATATAAATCTAATGGTAAATTAGATGATGAAGCTCCTAAGAAAGCTATGACAGATGCTATGACTAAAGCATTTAGTCATCTAGGATTATCAGCAGATGTATTCATGGGTAAATTTGATAGCTCTAAATACATTGATGAATTATATAAAGAGTTTAATATTAAATCTCATAAGGAGGTAAAGAATGATAAATGAAGTAACACTAATAGGCAGACTAGGAGCTGATGCTGAAATAAAAGAAACCAGCAAAGGTGATAAGTATGCAAGGTTATCTTTAGCTACTAACCAAAAATATAAGAAGGGTGATGAGTGGCAAGAGAAAACTGAATGGCATAAGATAGTTGTCTTTGACCCTATCCTAGCACAGATGCTAGAAAGAACAGGTAAGAAAGGCGAAATGTTTTATATCAAAGGAGAGATTACTACTCGTAGCTTTGAATCAGATACAGGAACTAAATGGATTACAGAAATTAATGTACCTAGATTTAGAGGAGCAGTAAAAAGAATAGGTCTTGGTGGTGGAGCTAGTGGTGATACTGCAACACAAACAGTATCACCATCTAACAACAGCACTAAAGAAGAAGTAGAAGATATACCTTTTTAATATGGGCAGAAGTCAAAAACAAAAGGGCTATCGTGTAGAACGAAAGCTAGTCCATATGTTCGAACATGAGGGGATTCAGGCTAGAAGACAACCAATGAGTGGAGCTATAGTTGGATTCCCCCATGACCTAGTAGTAGATATACTTGGTGGTTCATCAGTTGAAGCTAAAGCTAGAGCTAATGGTGAAGGATTTAAAACTATTCAAAGATGGAAAGGTAATGCAGAAATATTATTGTTAGTAGAAGACAGACAATTACCAACAGTAGTATTAGATTGGAAATACTTTATTCATTTAGTTAAAGGAGAAGCACATGAAACTAAAAACGAAAATAAAACATTGTCTAAAAAAATTAAATCGCAAGGCTTTAAGAGAGCCAAGGACAAAGGACCAGATAAGAATTAGATTATTGTGGGAAAGAGTATCTCACATATGGAGGAGAAGATATGACTAAAATATATGTTGAAGGTTATATTGAATTAAATGATAGCAAAAGAAGTAGAGTAAAATTTAATTGTAGTACAGAAGAAGGTTATTGGAATCAATGGGGAAATACTACAGAAGCATTATGTAAAACTGTAGATATAACTACTAAAATTCAAGAAGCTATTAATAATTCTAATATAGTATATGATTTAGAAATAGGAGAAACTTCATAAATGAAAGCAAAAGTAATAGAACTAAAACCTAATGTTAATAAACCTGTTAAAAGATGGGATAAGAATAAGTTTTATACTTGTAATCAATGTGCAAAAAAATATCATACAGATTTAATGATTAATTATTTTTCACCAAATTATGGGTATTATAAAGATGAAGGAACACACTATTGCATTAGATGTTATAATGGAAAGTTTTGACAAATCAGTATTCAGGAAATAAGTATATAAATACTTGTTTCCTTGAGCAAGTAAAAGGGTAGCGACAGTAGGTTTCCTTCTCCGTACCTACTGCTACCCTACTTAATAAGAAAAACCCTCTCAGGAGGCAAATATGGAGGTTTAAATGGGTAGTTTTGATAAACAAATAGGTGGTAGCCACTATTTAGGGTGGAAAATACAGCCAATGGAGTTCTTTATAGCTAATAAAATACCTAAAGCCGAAGGAGATATAATACAATATCTCCTACGACAGAAGGGAAATAGAAAAGAAGACTTAGAAAAAGCTAAGCATATAATAGATATGCTTATTGAAAGCTTGGACCATGAACCCAACCAACCATAGCTAGTCTAGTTCCTTTAGTTATTTCTGTTACTCTATGCCATGAGTAACTAGGAAATAAAATTAAAGTTCCTTTCTCTCTACTTTTTTCATCAAATTCATGTCCAAAAAATTCTAAATTACCACCTTCATATTCAGATGAATTAGAAAGTTGTAATGTAAAACCAAGTTTTCTAGTTGGTTCACTATGAGTAAAATCATAATGCCAATCAAACTTACCACCAACATTGTATTTAAATACTGATGGGTGGTCAGTTAAAAAATTAAAACCAGTAACATCAAAGTTCCACCAATCTCTATTAAGTTCAGCTACTACATTAGAGATTTGTGTATATGGAAATCCATCTTTATCAGGTATTAATGTCTGTTCTTCATTGATTCTTATATCAGATTTATAACGACCTGAATCACCAGTTTCTATTTCAGCTTTATTCCACTTATCACCTAATAAAGTTTTAATTCTATTAATTTGTTTATCATTAAATGATTGATGGAATACATAAGTATTGATAACCCTACGATTACCTCTAGGTTTAATAGGATAATACATCTTTAAAATTATGTTGGTCTTTAATAGTTGAATAATAAATACCAAGCCATACCCATTTATTTTTAGATTTATTATTTATAAACTTCCAGTTAAATATCACTTCTTCCTCCTTTTATAAAGTTGTTCAAGTGTTTGCATAGAAATCGAATTGACTTCTTGTATATGATTATCCCATATACGAATCTCAGTAATTTGCCAAGTCCAACCTGATAAATTATGTTTAGCATATTCTTCTATGTGACCATGTGGCATAGAAGAACCAACATTAACTACTCTCCTGTAAGCTAATGGTGAACCTAAGACTGGCACTCTTACATCTTGAAATCTATGAGAATGTCCAAAGACTAAATCAGCTTGTGTTTCAGTAGCTATCTTTCTTTCTGCATTAACACCACCATACGCTTTACCCATAGCATTTATTGGAACATGAGTAAAATTTACGCCATGAAAATTATACATCTTACTCATTTATATGCTCCCAGTTGAATGATTCCATAACTTCATAGAATTTCTTTTGAAGCATACCAAAAACTGGTGGATTTTTATCTGCGTATTTATGTAATCTATATTCGTGATTGCCTTCTAATAAAACCTTCTTAACATTATAATCGCCCAACCCTTTGTCCAACTCAAACAATGCCTCCTGTAAGCTAAGCATATCTTCTTCATATAAAGGTTTAGTAACTTTGGCTGTATAAGTATCGTCAGGAATGAAATGGCAAAGAGAATCCAAAGAAGACAAATCTCCAATATGAATAAGAATATCAGGTTTAAGAAAAGCAGCGTGTCTACCAATCCAATAAAACCTTTCCTTACTAATCTTAGGAGAATCATGGCTATCACCTATAACTAGAGCAACTTTTTTATTAATGCCTGTCATCTACTTTCTTGGTTTTTTCGTAGGAACGAGCAAATCCTAAACCGAGCATACCAAGAATAATTGGATATAATTCATTTAAAGAAATATTAGGTAATGTAATATCTAGTTTAGCAAAAGCTATATACCATTCCATACAAGGAGCTACGATAAAATTAAAAGCTAAAGCACTTGCAGATATCCAACCTATAAATGGACGCCAACCAGCAACAAATAAACTTTTATGTTTAGCTTCAGCTATATTTACTTCTATCTGTTTTTCTTTTAGCTTTGCATCTATCTCAGCTAGTGTTCGCTGTGCTATCTTTTTTTCTTCATCTGATTCGTAGAGTTCATCTACTACTTTTAAACCAGTAGATAAGATAGACTTGCTAATCTTACCACCACCTATTAAACCACCTAATAAACCAAGCATACTTACCTCACATTATTATAGAAAAGATGATTACCAATAGTTACGACAGGTGTCAAACCTTTGGACCATTTCGGTTTAATACTTGAAGTATGGTAATGTGTTGAACCTTTAGTATTATCTTTAAATTCATTGTTTAAAATTTGCTCAGCAGTTTTCAATAGCTTAGCAAATGTTTTATTCCGTTTGTCGAGTGATGAGATAGTTTTAAAATTTGGGTCATTATGATTCCAGCAACTAAATTGCCATGCTTTAAGGCAAACATCTTTTATAGTTTTACCATACCAAGTTTTCTTTTTAACTCTATTCTTAATAACATTACCTACTGCTATTATACCTTCTTCACCTTCTCCTCTTGCTTCACCATATAAAGTCTTTGCCATAATATCTATAGCTTCTTTATCTATCATACTAAATCCTCCTTAATTGTATGTATTATTTCTTCGTATATTATTTTAATTTTTGGTGGCTGATATTCTATGGAAAGGACATCACCTTTTTCATTTTTATTTACTATCCAATTAGGGTGAGGTTCCATATGAACACTTGGTTTAGTACTAGAAGTACCTTCATCAGTTATTCTATCTCCATTATATATCTTATAACGCCAAGCCATATAAGATTATAACAATAGTAATTTGATTTGTCTATGTTCCTAAAGGATTAAATCTAGGTATAGGAAAAGATTCAAATTCTATACAATGTGTATCTACTACAGTAATTCTTTTATAATCATCAGATTTTTTTTCATAATGATTCATAAAATCTGCTTGAGCATTTACACATTCATCTTCAGTTTGGTATAAATAAACATTATATTTTACTGATGGTAAATTAGGTGATGATAATAACATAAGCATTAACCATATCTTAGTCATTCTTTTTCTTTTTAATAATTATAATCGCTAGTATTAGAATTATTTTGTAGTAATTCAAATATTTGATTGTGTTGTTCCATTATCTCTTTATCTTTGTTCCGTGATTTTTTAAGTTCTTTTTTAATAGCTTTTACATCTTCCATTAAATTAGCTAAATCTAATTTCATTTTAACTTGGTTTTCTACAACAGATGCTTCATTTTCTTTTTCAAATTTATCATACAAAATATTTATTTTTGAATCCATTTTTGACACATACCAAATTAAACCTATTGCTTGTAATAAGACAGCAAATAATAAAGCATAATTTAATTTCATATCTTTCATTTATCTTGCCATACAAATTCTTGTTTTACTGTTAAGCCAAATGATTCTTTTTCTTGGTCTTTATCATCATTAGCTTTATCAACATTACTCATAGTTGTATTAGTTGAAACTGTTGTTTTATGAGGTTTCATAGACATACCCTCATAAATGCCACAGCCATACATACTGCTAGCCAATAACATTGCATATCCAAACATAATTAATCTTTTTTCCATTTTTCTTTTGCTTTCAACGACCATCTTTCAAATGCTTCTTTGCTAATATCTTTTTTAACTAATTTAGCATTATCTGGTATTTCATTATATAATTTAATTACTTCACCATTTTCTATTTCTACAATAGCTGGACCACAAAAAGCATCTTTACTATAATCAGTTGACTTCTTTTTTAATAACCTTACTTCTTTCATGCAAGTAGATAATGACTCCATAGGAATATATTGTGTCATTTGATGTTCTTGGTCATTCATATTACCAAATAAAAACATAACTATTATACTAATGACTTCCATTTGCTCTTACCTTGTCCTCTAGTTTTTCTGTCGTTGTAATTAATTTTTCAATATCCTGTTGTGCCCTTTTTATATTTACGGTATTGCTCATCATACCCTCCATTTCTTCTTGCATTGCTTCAATTTGTGTAGAAATAAATTCAATCAACATATCTTGTTGAGCATCTGCTGGTAATGAACCCATTTCACCACGAGGCCACTTAATTCTAAACTCAGTATTTTTTTCTACATCAACAATCATTAATTTACCTTGTGTTTCAATATTATTTAATCTTTCAATAATGCCAAAGTATGCCCAAACTGCTAATGCTGTTCCACCAATTAACCCAATTAGGTTTTTTATTGGTAAACCTATTTCTGTTTTATCGGAAATTGATGGCATTTATGCTCCACAAGAATCGCATTGTTCATCACAAATACAATTATCACAACCACATTCAGGGCATTTAGGATTTATCCTCCAGCTGTGCATGGTACTCCCTCACTAGATACAAATGGGTTTTCTGCAAATGCCATATAGACATATGTATCACTACTTCCATTATATCTAACATCATTACTTCTCCATTTAAAACCATTAGATAAAAAATCAGCACCTTCTCCTGTTGAATCTGCAAAATTATTATTACCTTCTAATCTTATTATTCTTGGATTTTTTGTATCTCTTTTTATATCAAATATATGCCAATGAGCATCAGTATCACTATTTGTTCTTTTTTGCATAACCCAAGAAGGTTTAAATCCTGTATAAACAAATGCTCCATCTGCATTACCATTACCTGTGTAAGTACCAAATTTACTGTAGCCTTGAACATTAGCAAAACAATAAGCTACAAAAGTATCTGTATTTCCATTAGCATCACCACCACTTCCAGAGCCAATAGTAAATACACTTGTTGTTGGTGCTGTATCATTCCATGATGTATCATTATCTGTAAGTGCGAGGTTTGTATTAAATCGTAAATAATCTGTTTCTGGGTCTGATACTTGACCACCATCAAAATAAACATGCCAATCTTTAGTTTGTCGGCATTTAACAAATATAGCATTTGGTTTAACACCTAATCCATGTGCAACTGTTTTAGCACTAGATTCACCGGTATAAGTAACAATAGAAAATTTTGATGTAGTATTTGCTTGATAAGTTGATGTTGCAATAGAATCAGTACCTCCACCAGATGTTGTTGAACCACCATTAGCTTTCCACATCCAGCCAATATAAGTTGTACTACCATGATTTATAGCTTGGTCATCATCTATTGTTATTCCTGTAGATGTATAACTTTTAACATGACCACCTGTATGAGTTCCTTCAGTATCATCACCATTTGTATATAATTGTTTTCCTATACCTCTTGATGAATCTACTACATAATGCCAATAACTAGAACTTGTTCTATGTTTCCACCAAACCATATCTGGTTGCATATCAATATTAATTGCTCTATCATCTGTAGCATTACCTGTCCAAGCAACAACTTGAAAATAGTCAGCCGGTTTATCTATTGTTGTATAAGCCATTATCCAAACTCCGCTAAATTTTTAGTACATAATGCATAGAACCCTGATGGAACTGCATATTCAAAGTTACCATACCCATTTCCATCTGAATTACCACTAGAAATAGCAAAACTTGGATTACCAAAATTAATTTGTCCAGCACCATTTGTTCCACTATAAATAGAACAAGCAAAATAAATTCCTGTTTCCATTGAAGCACTCCAAGAGCCATGAAATCCACCTGTTCCATTTGCTGGGTCACCACTACTTAACCAAGTACCATTAACACCAAACCAAACTTTGCCATTACCTCCATCACAAGCAACCATAATTATATCTCCTGATGTTGCCCTTGTTAAACTTCCGCCTCCAGTTGGATTTTGTCCATTGCCATCTTGGTATTTTCCATCATTTGAATTAGTATAAGTTTTGACATATTTTGTTTGAAAATTTCCGTAGTTATCATTTTTTGCTAATTCGTTTTCATGTAACACACTTAACTTTATTCCATTTCCTCCACTATGTGCTTCATCTAATTTCCATTCAAAATAAAATTTCATACTAGAGCCAAAAGTTGAAACATCATAATTATTATCAGATTCACCAGATACTTTGCAATTACCTTCTGATAAAGTAGAACCTCTCCCAGCCATTAAAGGATTTAAAGTAGCAAAATTATTTGTCGGTGTATCTGTTGTAATATCTGTTGCAGCCAAATTAGCAACAGTCATATGATTTCCGCTTCCACTTGTATCTGCACCTATACCACTTGCATCTGCACTTGTGCCTGTTTGTTTAAACTCTAATTTAAAACTATCAGAATTAAAACTTCCTGTATATTTTTTTGGCACCCAAACTCCGTTATCATTAAACTCACCAAAATCACTAGCAGTTAAATTCTGTGCATTAATGTAATAAAAATCTGCTAAATACCCATCAAAATATTTGCTTGTTTGTGATTCACTCACCATATCCATAAAACCAATATCGTGAGAACGGCTACCTTTACCCCAATTTGTATCATCATTTTGTGTGCCATAATATACTTCAGAAAAATCTG